GTAGGACTTACGTCCTTTGTAACCTCTACGATTTCTCATTTTCGTTTTGTTTTAAGTGAAACATTGTTATTTGAAGTAATCCACAAATACTATCTAACCTGGAAGCAACCAGGGATTTTTGTTCATCCTTTAATTCCATATTCTCTATGGTTTTAATAGACTCTTGAATAAACTCTATAAATTTTTCCATTATTTTCTCATTGATTTAATTGGAGCAGATGGTAATCTTTGATAAGTATTATTAATAGTAGATTTTCGACCTAACATATTCATAATAGTAGAACCACCTGGTAATAAATTAACAAAGCCACCTAACAACTTCATAATCTGATTCATATCATAATACTCATAATCGTTTTTCTTAATTTTCTCTTCCCATTCCTTAATTTTAAAATCAATTCCTGAGTTTTTTAATTGTTGTCCAAGATTCAAAACTTGTTGTTTAGAATAATTAACATTTTGTTCATCAACTTTGATTTTTTGTTTTAAAGCTTCTAAAGATGTATCATATAATTCTTTTTGATTATGAACAGTAAATTGATTTTTTTGATTTTCTAATTGCTTACCCATAGTTTCAAAAATCTTAATTAAACCATCTTGTTTTAACAATTCATTTTGTTCTTTCAAATTATTAATTTGAGCAGCTTTAAGCTGAGTATCATAATAAGCATCAATGGCCATACCTGCAGGACGAATAAGATCAACCTGAGGGGCAGTAGGATTATATGACTGAGGACTTGAAGTACGTACGACAGGACTATTAGACATCTGACCATATATAAGATTAGGATTTAAACCGGCTTCTTTAAAACGAGCCATTTGTTCTTTAGGACTATTATATAGATTTTGCATGTTCCAATCAGCAAGAGCATCAGCTCGTTGCTTATCATACATCTCTTTAGAATAACTTAATTGAGAAGTATTAGTTCCAAGAGTAGAACCAGCGTTAATAGCAGAACCTAGTAATCCACTTCCAGCGGATATAAGACTAGGTATAAGTGAGGCTATAGGCATAATTTTGTTTTTTTTGTTTTTTTGACACTTTAAAAGTAGTGTTTTTATTTCGTTTATCACTCTACTTCGTGCCGTTCTTGACTCAAATATAACACTTTTTTTTAAATTAGTGTCAATTAGCACTAATATATCAAGATACATTAGTGCTTATCGCCCCTCATCGGGGCTTTTGTGGGACAGAATCCAGGGCAAAGCCCTTACGATTCCGTCTCCACGTTTTTTTGGATATCTCCTTCGGAGTTATCCACAGACTTATCAACATTGTTGATAACTTTTTTTCGAGATTTAATATCATTAATCTCATTTTGATATAATTCCGCCAATTCTTGACGTTCAGCTAAATCCAATGTTAATGGATTTGGTAAAGTATCCTCTTCATCATAATAATCATCAAGGCGACCGCCCACTGGGAGCCCCCTTGCATATCTTTCCAAAATAGTCTTAATAGACATACTTTGGTCAGGTACAGTCATAGAAGGTTGAGTAAAAATTTTGTAATTCTTTTCAAAAGAATTTGCATTTAAAGAATTTTTAACTTTCATAATTTTTCTAATTTATCTCTTCCGAGTTGTGAGTCATTATACATACGTCGAAACAATTGTTCAACTTTTTCACCATATCGCTTTCCAGCAAATTCACCATATTCACCAACTAAATCTTGCCATTCTTGCTCAATTTTATCAGACATAATCTTTTTAAAATGACGATTAATAATTTGTTTTTGAATATCATTGTATATTTTATCTTTGTAATATCGTGGCATAGCCACTTTTTTACCATCTTTTAAAGGAACATACATACGATTTTCTAAATCATTAAAATGCCATTTCTTCATTTGAGGAGACAAATAATTTGCACCTAAACCTTTAGACATTAAACTAAACTCCTTTAATCTATCGTCATTTTTATGCATTGGTATTTTACCTTGCTTTTGCATATATTTTAGAGTATAACCTATAGAAGCTTCATTAACTTCGCCAATAAATATAGAACCAATAGGACTACGCCTATTACCAGTTTTGTAGAATGACCAAGCTTTTTCAACTTTTTCAGGGTCTGCGTTAAATATAATAGCATGATAATGAGGGCGGTTTCTTTTTCCACCATATTCACCACATATATAATACTTCAATTTTCTATTGGAATCTTTCCGCAAACGTTTCATAAAAGTTTGGATGTCCCTTTTGTTTAGAGTCATAAACCCATTCTCTGTCAGAGGTACGTAATTAGTATCATATGTAAGAGTAACAAACAAAGCAGTTTCAGAAACTTCGCCCTCTTTTACCAACCTAAAAGACCATCCCGATGTCCTCCGTTTCATACAATTCGGACACTTTCCACATGGTAACGACATCCATGTATATTGTTTTTCATCCCATTTTGGAAACGGAGTTAAACATCGAGAGGACATTAAATAGTAGGTGTACCGTACTTAGGCATAGGTCGCACTGCCTTAATTTTATTTAGTACGTGACAATATAACTTCTGAGCATCTGGGTCAGTAACAGCAAAAATACGTTCAGTATCTTCCGGAGTACACTCAATAAATTCTTGAGACAATGTAGGTTCAGACGCAAATATTCTACCTAAATGCCAATAATCTAAAGAAGTTTTAAAATCACCAGCAACACGAGAAGGCATATATTTATATTCAGCATATCTAGGAACATATCCAAATGTATCTTCTTTATTAGCTGTATAAGCATACAATTCTTGTAACTGAACATCTTGTTCACCAATATTAGCAAAAGATGGCCAAAAGTAATCTAAAGGGTCTAACTTTAAATATGTTCTAGGAATACCTTGCTGATAAGCAGTTTTAGGCATAACAGACATAATACCAATAATATAGCCATGCTCTTCAGCATAATAAGAACCACTTTTTCCACTAGACACAGCAATACCGTGTCCAGCCATATTACCTTGTGGTAATTCACCTTCAGTACCAGAAGTATTTAAAACTTCACTAACAACAACAGGAGTTTTAACGCCTGTAATATATTCAGGACGTTGTAAACGAGCATCAGAAGATTTAACACCAAAATGTGATAAAATACTTTCAATATAACGTGTACCTCCACGAGCATTTTTTTCAAGCCACTCTTGTAATCTATATGCTCTACGTAAATCATTAATTGTAGTAGGTTCAACTGTTAAACCATCAGTTTGAGCCCATAAATCAGTAAGGCCAACATTAGTGTCACCAATAACAACAGGGTCACCAGAAGAACCATTAAGAGTAGTAGTACCAACATTAGAATAAATATTAGCATCACCGTTAACAGCTCCTAAAGGAATGTCTACCGCAGCACCTTTTTGAGCAAAAGGTAATGACGCAGTAAAATAATCATGTTCCCAAGCACGATTTCTAAGAGTTAACAATTCATTTATACGAGCATTAGAAGTACCATTATTACCGTCAGTTAATTTATAATCAACAGGAGCAACTAAATTTTGGTCTCTATAATATTCATTATAAATAGCTTGATAAGCAGCAAAAGGTAATAAACTAATAGAGGTTGAAGGAACATCATTACCAGGTAAAGGTAATCCCATATAATCCGCTATTTGACGGCGAGTAGTACCAACAGAGTATTGAGGCTCTAAATTATTAGTAGTAATATATGGTAATACATATTCAGTACCTGTACCATTAGGTCCATTGTTAGTAATAAACTTTTCCCAATTATCCCATAATATACGATTAGGAACAAAGAAGTAATGCATAGTAACATCCATACGATGCATAACTGGCGCAGTCATCGGCGCAAAGCGAATAATTGATTCGCAACCTAATTCAATAGAATCACCAGGTACTACCTCTAAAGTAAGAATAGGAGTTAATTGCCCCATATTAGTAGACAATTTAACATCATGAGTAAGGTCAAAGAAATTCTTCTTAGGTTTCTTTAACTGAATTGAGTTAAAAATATTCTTTGCCATAATTATAAACGGATTCCACCGCGTGACATGTAATAAGTACGTGAAACTTTTCTCTTGCCGTAACCTTTACGACCGTAGGACTTACGTCCTTTGTAACCTCTACGATTTCTCATTTTCGTTTTGTTTTAATTGTTTATATAATTCTTGTACTTGAAATTTTGTAGCCATTAATAAAGCTATTGCACTATCTAGTCTATAAACTAACAAGGCTTTTACTTTACCAGGTAATTGCTCATCAGTAGCAGACTGAGTATCAGCAATTTCATCCTGCATCCTACTAGCTATTCTATCTAAATTACCAGTTAGTTCTTCTAATTGATGTTCAACCCAATCAGGATTATTCCAATCTTTTTTCATATAATATATAATTAACGTTTAAATAAATTACCAATACCAGGAATAATAGAACCAATATTTTGTAGTTGTTTAATAATATAAGTAGCCTTAACATTATCTACCTCAAATTGTTTAAGTTTTTTTTCTAATTCTAACAAATCACCAGTTTTCATTGCGTTTTGAATCTCTTGATTCACCTTAACTTTTTGTTCATTTGTCAAATTAAGATTAGCAATATTAAGTAATTTTTGAACGGGAAATAATTCCTTTTTAAACTCAATATCTTGCATAGTAGCTCGATTATTTAAAAGCTTAGCAGATAAATCAGATTCCAATAATTGAGATACATAAGGTAATTCCTTACTTAATTTATCATTAGATAAAGCTTTAAGTATAGACTCTTGTTCAAGTACATTACCTTGAATCTTTAAATTATCAATTTGAGCAGCTTTAAGCTGTGTATCATAATACTGACCAATGGCCATACCAGCAGTACTACCAAGGTCAACTTGAGGAGCAGTCGGATTATACGACTGAGGAGATGAACTCCTAACAACAGGACTATTAGACATTTGCCCATAAATAAGATTAGGATTAAGACCAGCTTCTTTAAATCTAGTCATTTGTTCTTTAGGACTATTATAAGCATTCTGCATATTCCAATCAGCAAGTGCATCAGCACGTTGCTTATCATACATTTCTCTAGAATAAGATAATTGTGATTGATTAGTAGCGGATTGAGAACCCGCATTTATAGCCTGTCCAGCAATACTGGCACCAGCGGCTATCAAAGGTAAAACTAATGGACCCATAGTTTTTTTTTGTTTTTTTGTTTTTTTGACACATTAAAAGTAGTGTTTGTTTTTCAAATTACACTTCACTACGTTCCGTTTTTTTTTCAAATATAACACTATTTTTTAAATTAGTGTCAATTAGCACTAA